GTGTAACACAAAAAGACATTGATGCATGGCGTGCTCGTGCTAAAGCATTGTCGCATAAATTCCCCATTAGCTTGATGATTAAAATTGAGGACTTGTGGATTGACTACGAAGTTCAGCGCGATGTAATCCACAAGCATATCATCAACATTATGAAAAAGTGGGATCCGCGCATCTGTTCGCCGGGCTCTGCATGTCGTCTCATTGATAAACCTAAAAACTATTTGTATGATGCACAACATCGTACCATCGCCGCTGGCATACTTGGGTTTGAAGAATTGCCATGTGCAGTTGTAGAAACAGACGACCCTAACTTTGCAAGCTATGCATTTGAAATGCTAAATGAAACTGGTGTTATGAAATTGACACCAGGAGACATTCATCGCAATGCCGTAGTTCGTTATAAAAACGGCAGTCGTGAATTAAAGAGTGTAACTGCCCGTACAGTACAAGATCAATTTGATGCACTTGGCATTGACCTCGAAGATAAGAATACACGTAAAAGTCCAAACCTGCGCGGCGACAACGATTACTTCTTTAGTCACTTCAAGTATGCGTACAAAGGCATTGAACAAGATGAGTCAGGTAAGGTCTTGCGTCAAATCCTTGACGCAATTAAATCTGTTTTTCCTTTGCAAGAAGAAATTGATCAAGGTGTCTTTATTGGCCTTGCAGAATTGCAACGTTTAGCAGGCACTAGCCCTAACATCAAGTTACCAGCTAACTGGATGAAGACCTTACTGCAAAGTCTTAAGGCAGAATTTAAGAGTTCTAGAATTGTTCACGACAAGGCAAAAGTACAATGGGCTCATTACAAAGGCGATGGTGCTACTTGGACTGCCCCAACTGCAATGAGCAACTTTATGCGCGAGTGCCATATCATTAGTGGCGGCACATTGAACCTGCCTTACCATGGTGACGGTGCAAAGATGGGAATCGAAGAAGGTGTAATTGCACCTGGACTGTTTCCAGAAGAGCAAATGGTAGCATAATATGTTAAAAGAATCTCTCGAAGCATTTATTACTCCAGTATATAGCAAGACAAAGCGTAGCTCTGCTACCTATAAAACTGTAGCGACTCATTGTAGTACACACATTGATCGTCTGGTAGGAGAATACCAAATGGTTAAAAATGATCAACAATGGCTTCGAGAGATTCGAAATGACATTGACTACTACTTGCGTCGGTACCACAAGTACTGTATTGAAGAACGTGATGGCATGGAAGCACACTATCACGAAGTTGGTGCAGATGACGAAACTGACTTTGAACATTTGATTCCTGCATCACGTATCAGGGACTTGCTGTTAGCAGGTTCAATTACAACAGAGCAAGCTCTTAATGCACCTACTGTAAAGTTGAGTCGTGCTAAACATATGGCTCTCAAGGATGCAGGTTGGGCATCAAAGACACCAAACATGTGGTTGCCTTTTAAAAGGTACAGCAGTGTATTTGAAGGAAGTTACCAAACACATGATGGCACTGCAATTGATCCTAATAATTGGACACTTGAAAATCATTTTGAGTACTTTAAGCACTTGAAAATTTAAACAGACTATGCTATAATAAACTATGATCAGACACATCGCCTCCTCAGACATGCAAGTTGCAGTATACGGCCAGCCTGGCCCATATCATAGTGGACATGTTATGTGGGATGGTAATGCCCAAAAGTTTAAAGTAATTGACAGTCACGGTGTGTCGCAAGACATGCATGGTGCCACTGTAAACATTTCAGCAGGTTCAGTATTCCAAGAAATGCAGTCGTGGTACTTTCAAAAGCGAGCCGAGGAAGCTGAACTCAAACGCCTGTGTGACACGTACCCCAACTTGGAAGAGGCTCGACGAGAGTTTGAAATGCTTAAACAACTGGTCAAGGAATACCGATAATGCACAGTGACAAATGCACAGTAAAAGCAGTTGCATCTGGCAAGACCATGGATGCAGATGTAATTGCATTTCATGAGAAACGCAACTTAACAGTGGCAGTCAATCGGAGTGTCAAACTGCTAATGGCATGGAATGGTCGCAAGTTTGAAGGCAAGGCTGCAGGCCTGGACTTTGAAAGCGATGGTCCCAAACAGATCTCAACATACAAAGGACGATGATGAATAATATTGAAGCAACAGCACAAACTCGTTTGATGCTTGAAAAGTTTTTCAAAGACCACGCTCATGTGGAAGTTACCTTTACCAAGGTAGATGGCACAGTTCGCACCATGCCTTGCACACTCAACGAAGCAATGCTGCCTAAGGTGGAACAAATCACACCTGCACCTGATGCTCCGCCACCTCGAGTAAAGAAGCACAACCCTGCGGTGATGAGTGTGTTTTGCACTGACAAGCAGGAATGGCGAAGCTTTAGAATTGAAAATGTAATCAGCGTTGTTGTAAAGGAATAATATGTTGGATCTTTTTTTGGTAGGTGTAGCAGGCATTGCAGCAGGCTTTGCGTTGTGTACAATGCTGCTGGCGCGTGGCATTCGACAAGTAATGGAATCAGAAGAATCTGAATCTATTCAGTCCATTGTAGAACAACTTGCTGCCAACTTGGTGTTTCTTCGGGTAGAACAGGCCAACAATCTTTGCTTGGCATATGACGCTGTCAGTGGTGAATTTGTTTGTCAAGGCACCAACATGCAAGAACTGCTGGCCAACTTTGGCCAACGCTATCCAGGCAAGCGAGGTGTGTTGGTAGAACCTGAATCAGGAGAAGCACGTGAGCTCGTATAATGTAACCAAAATTGCCGCAGTAGATACCAGGCGTTTGCTGATTATTATTGGGCAGGATGGTGTGCCCATGGTATCAGTTTATGATGAACATACAGGACAGACTCTGGTGCGAATGACAGAGTCTATTGTGGCAAACTTGAAGTATGCAATTGCAGTATTAGAAACAGGAGAAACGCAATGAGTACGCAATGGGTCGTGCTGTTTGATAACGAAGGCTTGGACTCCTTGCTGCCTTGGGGCGAGCTTGCACAAGATCGCATACTGGAAAAACTGTCGGGCGGGGAGATGAAAGCAGAAAATCCTCAGCACATTGTTTCTCGTTTGATGCTTCGTGCTAGATTTAATCAGCAACGGTCACCTGAAGTTTGGACTTATGAAACTGACAACGACATCATGTACGATGAAATGAGGTCACTGTGGGAATCAAATCCACAGTATATGGCAGATTTGATTCGCGAAAAAGGCGAACAGTTATACGGCGATAAACCTGGTACCAAGCGCAAGCAAGTTATTGTTTGATAATTGCCAGGAGTTCTGGACTTTGTAGCACTTCATTGTGGCCATAGTCCAGGACTATTTCTTTGGCTGGCCCATACAGTTCACGTTGGCTCGATACAGTAACCACCCCATCGTTTTCACCGACACCAAACAAGTCGAATCCGTGTGTGCATACCACATTTGTCCAAGGCGCAGGCGCTTCAATCATGCGTGTCTCAGTGGTCCAAGGTTCCATGCGACTTAACATCTGCAACCATGGAATGTTAAAGTTGAACATTTTCCAAAAGCCTGCTTGTATAGATCCGCCCCATGGTGTAGCAATACTAATACCAGCAACTACCTGATCTGGATTACGTTGGGCCAAGTGCCAGGCATACAGGCCGCCCATTGAGTGGCCAACCACCGTGCACTTTTTAGGAAGTTCTGCTTCCATGGCCAACAGGTTCTTTTCGGGATGAGTCATCATTCCCCAGGTTAATCTTGTGTGATCCTTGATTTGTGAGCCAACCCAGTTCCAAGATATTTTGGATGCATTAGCTCCATGGATTAGTACAATTTCCATTGACATCATTTCCTTGTTATGCTATACTTACCACATGAAACCAAAAATCATTAACGCTCACATGCAAGTGGCTGAAATTTATGCAAAGCTATCAACTGCTCGGCGTTTACAAGTTGGTAGTATCATTGTCAAAGATGACAGAATCATTTCCATTGGCTACAACGGTATGCCGGCAGGGTGGGACAACACCTGCGAAGACAAAGTATATGACCCGGGCGCTGGTGGTTGGATGGACCCCGTAGAGTTTGACGCAAAATATCCATACCAAGAATGGCACGATGGCGCTCAACGGTTGGTACGCTATGGACTTAAAACCAAGCCGCAGGTACTTCATGCCGAGCGAAATGCCTTGGACAAGTTGGCAAAATGCAATGAAAGTGGTTTAGGATCTACCATGTTTATTACACATGCTCCTTGTTTGGAGTGTGCCAAAAGCATATACGGTGCAGGAATAGCTCAAGTAATTTATAAAACCAATTATCGTTCAGAAGAAGGTGTAAGCTTCTTGAAGAATTGCAGAATAGATGTCAAACAAATATCCGCAGACGCTTGATAAAGCAACTCTGTATATGGTGGTTGTTAGTGTTTTATCAAGATAACTGGTTTGACAACCGCATTATCTTTAAAAGCAGTTTGGGTTTGCTGCAAAATTGAGTAATTTAGAAATGATTCGTTGGGTTATTGCCGTCATGATGCTGTGTTCATCTGTGTTAGCTGAAACTGTTGTGATTTCTACCACTGGCAGCAACCAAGCCCACATTCCTGATGCGCATGTGGTTACTCAAACTCAATATTCAAACCTGCGAGTGGCCACAGTGCGTCAATTGGATTCTGAGTGTGACGATGGGTTGCGCGAAGCTGTGTTGATTGACGGTCGTATTTTGTATGATAACAAATGGATTAGTGATGTAAAAAGTCGTATTGTTGCTGCAAAGCCCTGTTACCAAAACGGTAGTGTGCGTGTATTTTTGTCATCCACCGGAGGCAGTGCGCAGAATGGTATGGTGTTGGGTCAATTGCTTCGTGCTCGTCAAGCAACAGCATATGTTCCACCTGGTGGTATTTGCTTTTCTGCATGTGCAGATGCGTTTTTAGGTGGCGCATCAAGATTAATGGCGTCAGACGCTGTTTTAATGTATCATCCGTCATTTCAAATGTCCAATGGCCAGTTGGTGTGTGATAAAAAACACAGCGAAGCTTACAACATCATTACAAAGTACTATCGACGCATGCTGTCGCAAGTTCCTGCTGCTATGCTGATCACAGACGGATGGAATTGCAACAAAGACACAGTATACGATAAACCACAAGCGCAAGAGCGATCTTTATTAACAGAATCTGCTCAATCAAAATCTTAAATTTAACAAGATCACTGAGCAATTGAGTTGACATGAGTAAACTCATTTTACCAAGGAAAATCAAATGAATATTTCAATTTATCGATCTGTCACTGACACTAACCGAGCCATGGGCCGTGTGTATAAGCACATGAGTCTTGCTGTTGTGACCAGCATGCTGGTCAGTTATTTTGTAGGTACCAGTCCCGAATTGCTGGCTTTCTTCTTTACAGGTGCAATGAAATGGCTTGTGATCTTTGCACCATTGGTGGCCATTCTTGGTCTTACCTTTGCTGCTGAAAAATTGCACAAAACTGCATTGCAAGTGTTCTTGCATGGCTTTGCAGCACTGATGGGGCTGAGTATGGCCACAATCTTTGCAGTATACACCATGGGCAGTGTTTTTACAGCCTTTATGGGGGCGGCAGTGTTGTTTGGTACCATGAGTGCGTATGGATACTTTACCAAGAAGGATCTGAGTTCCATGGGCCAAATGATGTTTGTAGGACTTGTTGCTATTGTGATTGCCAGTGTTATCAATATCTTTATTGGTAGTACAGTGATGCAAATGGTTATCAGTGCCTTGGCCATCATTATCTTTATGGGCCTAACGGCGCATGACACTCAACAGATTCGTGAAATTGTGGTCGTTGACACAGAAACCAATCGAGAAGAAGTGTTAGGTGCTCTTACTTTGTACATGAACTTTATCAACCTGTTCTTGAGCTTGCTTCAACTGTTTGGCGATCGTAAAGAGTAATATGACATATCACAATAGTCTGGAACGATTCCATTGGAGATTTGGTGTAACAGCTTTCCACCGGACCATGCCCACAGTGGAAACGACTCAAACTATGAGTGGCATTGCGTATCAGTATGCAACCGCAGATATGTCAATTGCTACATTAGTACTACCACTTGACAACTTTTTAAAGTTGGTTACTGTAACCGATCAATTTGAGCAGTTGGAACAAGACCCTGCCACCAGCCAGCTGATCAAAGAAGCAAAAATTATTTACAAATTAAAACACGGGATTTAAATCTCAACAGTTTCAAAAATTAGTCACCTAATAGGTTGACACTTAGCAGGCTATCTAGTATAATACAAGTTACTAAGGAGAATTATCATGGCTCACCATTCTAGTTACTGGAGCTGCACGGCTTTTGCAGATTGGCTTCGCGGCACAGCCAAGCTCAGTGCTGGCACAGCTGAACAATGGGACGACTGGACTACTCAGGCACAGATGAAGCACAACTTCCGTTACTGGTTAGCAGAAGAAGGGTTGGATCATCTTCAAGACTTTGTTACATATCCTGTCAGGAAGATTTATGACCTCAAGTATTATATTAATAATCGCTTTGTTACTCGAACCCACTCTCTTACTGCCCATGCTCGTAATATTAAGCCTGGTGATTGGTGTGACGTTGGTAATCGTTTTCTACCATGTCTCTTCAACGAACTGGTCGACTTCGTCGAAATCGAAACAGCATGGAGTCATATTGCATGGGGCAACAAAGCGGATCGTGCAAAATATGAAGCACCGTTCTGGGCAACCGGGTGGTTCCGCTGGCGCACGTGGCGGTGCCCGCAAGCAGGATTAGATCACCTTGATTGGGCAATGACTCTTACTAACGAAGAATGGTTAGAAGAAGGCAAGAAAGGTGAAGCAGTACCAACTGGTCAAGCACTTGCTGCAAAAGAAATCAAAGAACTTTACACATGGTGGACTGTGACATATCCAAATCGTCCTGACCCATATGATGCAAGTGGATGGACTGCGGCGTGTGAAGCACAACGACTTGCTAACGGTGGTAAGCTGAGTTTTAGCACACCAAAAGATCCTGCACTTAAAAAAGCGCAGGACAAAGCTCATAAGTTGCTACAAAAAATCGAAGCACAATATGAAAAAGAAGACGAAGCTATGTTGATTCGTCTTGTTAAAATCCGCAACTCACTGTGGACTTAAAGGAAAACTTATGACAATGCCAGACGAACGCTACCGCGCAATGGTAGAAGGTATGAAACTTATCCAGGACTTGTTGATCCCGCAAGTGACTCCTCGAGTGCCGACTCATATTAGAGAACGAGCACGTTGGGTAATGCGACACTATCCAAATGCGTCGGATTTTGAAAGACTAGCAAGAGAAGCACCACAAATGCTTGCTACTAAAGATTTTAACGGTAAGGAAATCAAATGAAAAAAGAATTTGTAATCAAAGAACAAACCGGCTTTCGCATCCGAGTTCGAACTTGGAAGTGCGCTCGCCCAACTGATCTGAATGCACTAGATTTTGTACAAGAGATCTTAGATGATGAAGGCAATGTGTTAGATACATCAACATACAATTTTATGTTGTCAGACATAGAACTTCGATCTCTAAAAGATCAATTGCCAGCATGACACACTGGACTATCACGCTTGAAGAAGCAGATGACGGTAGTGGAGATTTAGTTATGCCGCTACCACAAGATCTATTAGATGGAGCTGGATGGAAAGAAGGCGACACCATTGAATGGATTGACAACAACAATGGCACATGGTCAATGAAGAAAGTGGAAGTTACCAATGGCAAATGAAAACTATTTGTAACGACAATTATCACTATGATGCTGTTTATAGTTGCCCGGATCAAATGTATTGTTACAATGAGGACAGGTTTGTTTAATAGGCAGGGTTCTTGGACCTGTGCCGGGCTTCCAGCCTAATTGAAGATACCGTTCACACTCTACAGGATCCAATTGTTTTCTTTCAACTGTATTTTCAGGATTGTGAACCCACTTTTTGCCAGTGTTTGCCTCTTTTATCTTAGCAGCTTTTTCTGGTCGACACTTAGGTCGAACATTATAAGTAGGATCTTTAGCCGCAAATTTTGTCAATCTTGCAGCACTTATCTTAGAGATTGTTTCTTGTGAATGTTTATTTAAATCTCTAGCAAGTTTAGTGGCGAGAATTTTAGCGATTATTTCCGGTGATGGTTTGCCAAATCCGCCCGCGCTATTTTCCGGTTTTAAGTTTGCCCAGTCGTCGCTGTCAACCACATTCCATAACTCACTATAATATAGACCAAGTTCTTTGACTTCTTCATTTGAAGTGCATTCCTTGAGGATTGTAGTGGTATAATCGTACCCGTGTACTTTTAGATGATTGGTCCATCTGGTTCCAGAACCAGGATATTTGTGTGGATCTTTTCTTATTGTTTTGCCAAGATATTTTAGGCCGGTGACATTATGTGTCTTGACGTATAGATAAATAATCATGCTGATGTTCCTCCAGAACGTTAGAGCCGGTAGATATGTCGAGTATCGTGACCGGCACCTTTATTTATCATATCAGTTGACATTGGGATTAGCTTTCAGTATAATATCAACATAGGAGAAAATAATGACACGAGTAATGAATCTACAGAATCCTGGCAATCACATCATGTCAGATCTTGAGACGCTAGGAACCAAGCCAAATAGTTTAATGCTTACTATTGGCGCAATTCGTTTTAATCCCTTTGCAGATGATACTGCCAATCCAATGGAAACAATGGATACGTTTTATCGACGTGTCAGTTTCGAAAGTTTTGAAGGACTTGATCATGTCATCGATGATGCCACCCTTGAATGGTGGGGCAAGCAAGACGAATCAGTTCGTGCAGAAGCGTTTAACGAAGAAGACCGGCACGACATTCGTAATGTGCTTCGAGACTTTCACAAGTGGTGCGGCGGCGTTGACGCTATTTGGGCCAATGGTACCGGCTTTGACTTGAACATCTTAGAACACTTTAGTCGTGAGCTCAAGCGTGGCGTTGCTTGGAACTACTGGCAAGCTCGCGATGCACGTACACTGTATGCACTGGTACCTGGACTTGATCGTCCACAAGGTGCTGCTCACCATGCGCTGTGGGACTGCTGGAGCCAATTGGTTGGTGTTCAACGTGCGTTCAAAGCACTTGGCATTAAAGAGCTACGCAACCGTTGATACTGCAATAAGTATCACAGAGGACTCTGGACATTCATCCCTCTCAAAATATTCTGCATGTCATTGCTAATCTAAGGAGATAACACAGTGGCAAAATTTTATAGCACCAAGACCTATGGTACAGACAGAGGACTATCCTGCTGTTTTAGACAGTGGAGAGCGACTCACAGCCACTGTTCTACACTGCACGGATACTCAATTGGTATCAAGCTGATCTTCGAATCCAACACGTTAGACGACAAGAATTGGGTCATGGACTTTGGTGGACTCAAGCTATTCAAAGAATGGGCCGATGCTATGTTTGATCATACCTTGGTTATTGCTCATGATGACCCGCTGTTGGATCGATTCAAAGCCATGGCCGGCTGGAGTTCAAACCCTGAACATGATGGTAAAACTGATTGCCTTCAAACAAAACCATATCAACGCCAAGGTGTGTGTGATCTACGAATCGTAGAAGGGGTTGGCTGCGAAATGTTTGCCAAACTATGCTACGATGAAATGGCACGTATCTTGGATGTACTTAAACAAGGATCAGCAGGCCGTTATCCAGTCAACGCTGGTGTGCGGTTGGTAAGTGCAGAAGTGTTTGAACACGGTGCTAACTCAGCAGTGTACCAAGGTTAAAATTTTAGGATATGGTATGAAAGTAATTGCAAAATTTTATTGGGACTGCGGACGCATGGGCGAGATTGAAGGTTTATTTGTGTGTAACAAAAAAGACATCGAAGCTGCATACGGTAAACAAGTTTATTTTGGAGAAATCTTAGGTAAGCACAGTGAAGTACGCGGTACTATCGACCAAGATGATATTACTATCCTAACCGAAGATCAAGACTTTATTACAAAGTTTATTGAAATCATGTGCAGTGGTAATATCAGTGGATACAATCCTCTTTCATACTTGTATGAAGAAGACGCCAGCGAATGAAGCAGCCGCTTTCCTGTGTTCATCGGGTGTTCTCTTTCTCATTGGACTGTCTGCCAAAGAACGTAGTATGGGTAATTGACTTAGGGACTTCAAGCGTTAACGGTGATTTACTAGAGCAATGCGCAGGATCCTCAACTGGTTGGTTTGGTTGGGGATTCCTAATTGGCAGTCATGACCATGCAGGCATGACTAATGCATGTTTGTTATTCGAGCACGAAGAAGACGCTATTATGGCCAAGTTAGTATGCGGAGAACAGTTATATGCAAATTAAGTCATTTTTAGGCAAACAAATTGACAACAATATTGCAATCACCAGCCAGCCGCTTGTTGTACAGCCCAAGCATAGTGCAGCGCATCTTGAATCCCTGACGAAAAAACAAGTGGTTGAATATGCTCATAAGTATGGTATCGCAGTTAATTCTCGCAAGAAAAAACTTGAGCTAATTGAAATTATTCTAAGGAACTGATATGAGTCAAGTAACAATAACTGATAGTGCATTTGCAAGAATCAATGATTTGCTTGCTGAAGAAGCCAATCCCAACTTAAAGCTCAGAGCGTTTGTGCAAGGTGGTGGGTGTTCTGGCATGGAATATGGCTTTACTTTTGACGAAGAACAAAACGAAGATGACTTTACTTTTGAGCAGCACGGTGTTGAAGTGTTAATTGATTCAATGAGTATGCAATACTTGGCAGGTGCTACTATTACCTATATCGAAGACTTACAAGGCGCAAGATTTGCCATCGACAACCCAAATGCACAAACCGCATGCGGTTGCGGCAGTAGTTTTAGCCCTTATTAATTATGAATCCAAATTACCTTACAATGACTTTTGACCAACTCATGGAGCGTCAACAGTTTTTAACTAAAAAATACAACACAGCATATGGCAGTGGTGCAAGCCCTGAGGTAGTAAGTCAACTACTGGCACATCTTGATGCAGTCAGGCATGCCATGTGGGAACTGGGTTATAAACAATCATTTAATGCATCCAATGGCAATGACCCATTCAAAGACAGCATTGCATAATATGCCTACTACAAATCTCAAAGAGGCAGACTTGGTCGAGCTGTTGTATCAGGGTAAGTCTGGACAACTCACAGTCAATAACGACATGCTTACAAGTTACAATGCTGGGTGCCTGGCACTTGGTCAAAAACCTGTGTTTATGGTCAGGGACTTGCCAGACACAGTGGAAGATGCAGTTGAGGAATGGAACATTCCTCGAGACATTGCAGAGTTAGACTTAGACGTTTACTTTGCCGAAAAGGTTTCCACTATCAAAGAAGCTGTTAGAGTTGCAGAAGAGCTTGCGCTGTACCGTGAAAGAAAAATGGAGCCAATGCTTCGTTTTATGATTTACCTGGTTAGAGTAATGCAAGAAAACAAAATAGTCTGGGGAGTTGGGCGCGGTAGTAGTGTAAGTTCATTCTTGTTATATTTGGCAGGACTACACAGTGTCAACTCAGTTAAGTACAATTTAGATATTAAGGAGTTTATCAGATGAGTAATTCAAGGTACAGAACACATACAGGACGAGAGTTCAATATGAGTGCCTTTGCAGAAAAGAATGGTGATGCCCGTGCCGTAGGTAATGTTTCCATGAATGCTCGTGGCGATATCATTGATGCAAAAGGCAATGTTAAAATTCCAACGCAAACTATTAGCCGTGCAGTGGCTGATGTAAAAAACAATGAAAGCAAGTCTGTGAGTTTAAAAGCAGATGAAACTATTATGCCTGTAAAAAACGCTGGTGTAGTTGCCGAAGAAACAGTGGGCCCAACAGTTGTAACAACTCGCAATATTGAAACGCCAGACGGACCTGCCACTGAAGTAGAATACGCAGATGGTAGCATTGAAGTTATCCCAAGGGGAATTGAATAATATGACCATGATTCGACCTTTAGAAAATCGAGTACTTGCAGAATTGCTGGGACTTGACACACGAGTAACTGCCAGTGGCATTATTATTCAAAGTGAAAACGGCAAGGACCGCGGTATCCGTCCGCGCTGGGCTCGAGTACGTTTGGTAGGTGAGGGCATTGACTGGTGTGCACCGGGACAATACGTATTGGTATCACATGGGCGATGGAGTCGCCAGTTTGAGTGTGAGCACAACGGTGAAAAGCTAAAGTTGGTCCATCTTGACAACCAGGAATGTCTTATTGTCACAGACGACGAACCAATTGATGAGTTTGTTGGTGTAGGCATTGACACTACTCCAAACTCAGCTCGGGCCGAAGATTTCGGCGCACGATAATTTGACATTCATGTTGTTATTTGTTACAATAACACATGAATGCAAACAACTGCAAAACTTGTTCTAAACCCTATTCTGTAAATTGCAACTACCGTCAAGGTCGTTGCCCCATCACCCTCCTTTACTGGAAAACATTATGCAAATCCAACCCAAAGATACAAGCCGGGGACACTTTTATGTCAGCCTGGCAAAAAGCATAATTCGCATTGTAGCAGGTGGTGCATTGCTTGTTGGCCATGTTGCTGAAGCAGGTGCGTTACTAATCCTTGCTGAAGTCCTGGGCATTGCTGAGGAGATGGTATAATGGGTATAATGGTAACTGCATTTGCATTTATAGTCGGCTTGTTTGTTGGCACCACAGTTGGCATTCTTGCTGCTGGATTGATGTGTGCTGCCGGTAAAGATAAAACCAAGGATCAAGATGAATAAAATTGTTTTAACACGAAAGCAAATTGGCCAGCTTTCCGAACTAATGGATCGATTTGAAGATACCGAAATGTTTGTACTTGAATCGGAAAGCAGCAGCGGTATTGGTCCCACAATCAGCGTTAAGATTGACCTGTTTGAAAATCTTGACACTAAAATTGATATTACAGATGTGAGTAATTGGTAATGTATAAAACAGTTTACACCGAAGTCGAAGTCGAAGTTGACGTAGATATTTCAGACTTTGAAACAGATGACCTGATCGAAGAACTTGAACGTCGAGGTTCAGCTGTTATGGATTACGGCGACGGAAAAGAAGTGCTTCGCATCATCTACGAAAAGCGCAGACTTGGCCAAGACTATCAGGCAGAGCTTGATCAGCTTATTTGGTTAGGCTTGGGAAAAGTGATGTAATTACATGGCCAGCCTGACTGATTACTTTAATCAAAACGCATACAAGCCCAAATACTTCTTGGGCGATAGAGTCTTTGGGTACTACAACCGAATTCCATTTGTAGGCACAGTAGGCAATGACCGTAATAAGGTGGGCGGCGATCCCAATCCACAAGTAACGATTCATTTGGATTTGCCAATGCGGTTGACAAGTGGCACAACTTCATTTATAATTGTAAAGCACAAAGACATTAAACAAATACTAAAGGTACACGAATGAAAAAACTATGGGTTGAGTCGTACAGACCTAAGGCAGTCGACGACTATGTGTGGATTGATCAAGATCAAAAGCACATGGTAGAAACTTGGATTGATCAAAAGTACATTCCGCACCTGCTGCTGGCAGGTACTGCTGGATCTGGCAAGACCACACTGGCCAAAGTACTGGAACATGAGCTTGGCGTTGACCCTGCAGAGTTCTTACACATCAACGCAAGTCGCGATAACGGTGTAGACTTTTTGCGTAACAAGATCAACAACTTCTGCTCCACCATGAGCATGGGACCATTCAAGGTTGTATTGCTAGACGAAGCTGATTACATTACTCCACCAGCGCAGGGCATCTTGCGTGGCATGTTGGAGCAGTATCATGAAGGTGTTCGCTTTATCTTGACCTGCAACTATCCCAACAAGATCATCCCTGCCTTGCACAGCAGACTGCAAACTATTACATTCAAGACCTTGGATGAAACAGACTTTACTCGTCGCTTGGCCACTATCTTGGTAACAGAAGGTGTAGAGCTGGATGCAGACACGCTCAGCTTGTATGTTAAGGCCTGCTATCCAGACCTGCGCAAAGCAATCAATACAGTTCAAATGCGAAGCACAAGTGGCCGATTAGAAGCTCCTAAGCAGGAAGATGCCGAAAGCGATTATAAACTAGCCATGGTAGACTTGTTCCGCCAAGGACGTATTCGTGAAGCTCGCAACTTGATCATCAAGCAGATCAGTTTGGAAGAATACGAAGACATGTATCGTTTCATGTATCGCAATTTGGACTTGTGGGGTGCAGATGTTGACACACAAGACTCTGCACTGTTGCTGATCCGCAAAGGACTTGTTAATCACAGCATGGCAGCAGACCCGGAGATCAACCTCAGTGCAACATTTGTAGAACTAGAAAGACTGGCTCGTGGATAAAATTATTCTCACCGATGTGGATTCAATGCTGTTGGATTGGCAAACTGCATTTGAAGAATATGCAGAAGCTCGAGGCTATGTATTCAATGAAAACAAGCGTATTGTGTACAGCATGGGCGCACAGCTTGGTATCCCACACGAAGAAGCTCGTAAACTGATCACAGACTTTAATCACTCCGAAGAGTTTGGTCGTATTGCTCCTTATCGTGACAGCGTTGAATACGTTAAACGCTTTAAAGATGAAGGCTGGAAGTTCGTTGCCATTACCACAGCAGGTGAACACCCGGATACTTGGCCTCTACGCCGCAAAAACTTAGATGAAGTATTTGGACCAGGTGCCATTGATGAGTTGTATGTGTTGCCGCTAAATGGCGACAAGGGTGTTGAACTTGTCAAGTACAAAGATTCTGGATTGTTCTGGCTAGAAGATAAACCTAGCAATGCAGTGCTAGGATACCAGTATGGGTTGAAGCCATTGTTGATGAGTACGTTTCACAATAGAACTTACGACGGTAGTGTAAAGCGAGTAAATACCTGGAAAGAAATTTACAGGATTATCAATGACACAGTTTCGTGACCCATCAGTACTAAGA